GTCAGGTGGAAGGTCCGCTCCTAGCTTAAATTGGTCAACAGTCCGCACACTTGTGCGGTCAACTCGAGATAATCTGAATGTTCGATTGAAAAATCTCATAGTGCTATCAATCTTCTTGCCAAAACGGTAGACAATAGTTTTTGGAAATGCTACATGCACGGTCTTCACCCCTCTCCTGAGCATATATACCCGCTTCGCTAGATCTCCATCGATGTGAGGAGCCTGTGGCACTGCACTACCAACTGGTTGTGCAGGCCCCTGAACTGAAACCTGTGGGGGTGCATTCTGCACCTGAACCACGGGAACAGACGGGGGCACCTGCTGTTGAAGAGCAGGTGAGGCTTTCTCGTCACCAACGGAACTAGTGAGAGTTTGGTACATAGGCCAGGGCAGTGGTGAAGCTTGATGAACCACAGCATCCACTCCGAAATCAGGAAGTTCGTCTGGACTAGAGAGAGGCACATCTTCAATGAGCTCCGGCTCGACTTTTACCTCACTATGGTTAGCAAGTTCAAGATCGAGTCGCATCGTATTTCCGTCTACGGCCGCTTGTTCCATTTGAGTCAACACACCACCAACGCTTTTCCAAGCTTTGAGGCGCGGATCATCAACATGAACACGGCGACCATATCCAAGAAACTGTTTAGCTTCATTGAAAAGCACTTCTTTCCGGTCCTCTACCAAAAGATATTCAGTAAAAGAAAAACCACTCATATAGGAGTGAGCTGCTGAGTATGTCTCGATTTCCATGGCCTTGTTATTATCATCTAATTTGTCATCTATTGACCCCCGCAGGGCCTCCAAGATGTCGGTGGAGTCACCAAAGGTGTAGGATTCTATATGATCATCAGTATTATTATCACTAGTTTTATCCTCACAAGCCGCACTAGGTTTACTTGGTGGGGTAAACACTGGGACAATCTCAAGTTCCTCCTCGCAAAACGCTATTAACTTAGCATCCCCTGCGTCTAGAACTGAACTTTCAGCTAGATCAGTGGCATGGTTGTCGTTCTTAGGTTTGCGCCTAGTGGTCAGAGATATATAGGGCCGCTTGCTTAATGGTACTTTGATTCCTGCGCGCACACGTTCAATAGAGGCGCGATTCTTAGGTTCCTTCTTGTATTCGTTGAAAATGTTGCCCTGATGGCAATCGAGAACAGAATTATGTGAATGCTCAGTCTTCTGGCAGTCACGAGCACAAAGCGAGTCCAAACAGGGAATAGATATTCCACTGTTCTTCCCCTTCTTGCGCCCAGCTTTCTTTTCCTCTTGCCGCTTGGCTTTTCCTACAAGTGGATCCTTTTTATGCCCATG